TGCAGTTAGTAAGGTGATTCGATCACTGACAAATCGGCTATATTAGCTTATAGCCCTTTATGTATTTATAATTATTCAAGGAGCTTGAATGTTAGCAAATATTATTTCGCATAACAGAGAACATGATAGTACAACCACCTTGAAGTTTGGAGATAATACATTAGCAGAAAATGTACAGTTAGATCTTGTTGATATAGAAGACGCTACTTTACTATCTGATGTTTCGGTATATGATTATATATCTAAGATAAAAACTCCATTCTTAATGGGCTATCCATCTATACTCACTCCCAAAGATGGAGATGTAGTAACTAGTACTACAGTATTTGAATTAACACCTTATTTACCTAATGAGAATTTTAAAGGTTTAGTTAATATGGTAGAGTGGCAATTTTCAGGTACACCTGATTTTGCTAACATAGCTTATAAGGTAAGACTTAAAGAAGCTGATGTACCAAATGGAGAGTTTAATAAATTCAATCCTATGGGTGTAAATGTTTCATCTGGTACTTACTATGTAAGAGCTAGATATATATCATACCCACACTCCAGTCCGTTTACACAACCTATTAGAGTAACTATGCCTAGTTTTAAAGTAGAGATACCTACACTTAGTATAAACCAAAATGAACTTAGTCCTACTATTACAGCTAGTCCTTATAGACTGGCTCCTGGTGTAGCTGGTGCTGAAGCACAAGATCCACTAGCATTAGTAAAATGGACTGTAACTGAACTAGATCAAGCTTATGATCCAGCATCTGAAAAGATCAATGGCATGCTAGGTACAGATTTTAGACCTACATACTCTGTAAGTAAGCTACCTAACGATGATACAAAGTATATGCTAGGTTTTCCTTTTAAGGATGCTACTGCTAACTTTGATGTTAAACTTAAACCTAATACAAGCTACCTAGTAACTTGTAGCTATACTGGTGCTAGATATAAAACTACATATGGTAGGTTAGTATTTACTACTGGTAACTTTAAACTAAAAGCTCCAGTATTTAAGTTAGTTACTAATCCTGATAACACTGTATCTGTAGCTATAGATCCTATATCAAGCTTTGAAGGTTCTGATACTCTTAAGAACTTTAATATAGTAGTTGTAGATCAATCTGCTATACCACAACATGTAGTACATGCTGTAGATACTCCTATGTATACTTATAAAATACCAGATGGTATATTACAACCTTCTACTAGATATAGTGTTACAGTAACTGCTATAGGTAATAAGTTTGGAGCATCTGATAGTTCTGTATTAGGTATGACTACACCTTATATAGGCATAGAGCCACCTAGTATCAATATCACTTCTAAAGGTATGCAACCTACTATTAAGTTAAGTCCATTTAGAACTATAAAAGCTACTGATACTATGCGTGGTACACAGTGGATACTATATAACCATGCTAATACTGGCAGAGATAATTTAATCAAAGAGTGGATAAAAGAAGATACTGATACATTCCTTACTATAGATCGTAAGTATATAGAAGTTAATACTAACTATAAGATAAAAGTAAGGTACTTAGGTACTAAACTTAACTCACCATGGGCAGAAGAGGTATTTAAAACAGTTAACGTAACTGTTAAGAAACCTATAGTAACTGCTGAAGTACATGGACTTATTATATCTGCTAAACCGTCTGAGTATATAGTACTAGGAGATGAAGATCAAGCAGAGTCTGTCATATGGAATGTTATAGAAGTACAGAGAGAACCATCTTCAGATCCAGCTATAGCACCAGTAGAACATGAAGTAGCTACATTAGTACAAGATAAGATACAACCATGGGCTAGTAAAGAACTTAAGATCTCTAGACTAGATGGTGTAAAGAGAGATACACTCTATAAGATAACAGTTAAGATATTAGGTAGAAACTATACATCTTTAACATCAGATCCAGTTTATATACAAACACCTAATGTCTATGTAGAAAATCCTACATTGACTATATCTGGTTATCAAGATCAAGTACCTAGATTTCCTACTATAACAGGTACACCATTTAGAACTAATACAGATACTGATAAACACGTTAAAACTATGTGGAGAGTAGTAACTGTTAATACAGGCGACGAGATACTTAATGTAGAGACTGAGAAACTAGAAGAGCTTACTAGCTATAATATATTAGATCCTATACTTATGCCTAATACGGATTATCTATTAGAGTGTATCTATTATGGAGAAGCATTTGGACCATCTGAAAAAGTATCTATAACATTTAGAACTAGACCTAAGTTTATAGAGATACCAGACGATGGACTTATGACAGTACTAGTAGGAGATGATTCTAATAATGATACTACTAAGTACTATGGTAAGTTTAACTATAATCAGCTTAACGATACTAGAAACTATTTAGGTATATGGAATGGTGTAACAGAGTATAACTTTGATAGTCAAGTACTACATAATAATGTTCTATATAGAGCATTAGATACATCATCTTATGCAGCACAAGGTAATAATGTACATCTTAATAAGAATAGAGTACCTGGTGTTGAATCTAGCTCTGGTATAACCTATTGGGAAGAAGATGATAGAAACGATCTATGTACCTATAGATGGTTATTAAGAAATATAGGATTCCAACCTACTATAGTAGATAATAATAAAACTGGTTATACTACTGGTAATATAGCTAAAGGTAACTGGATAGCTACTGAATCTACTTTAAGTAAGTACATGATAGG